CGGAAAGCTTCTGCTCTTCCTCGAACGAACGGTCGGAATTCTCCGTGGAGAACACCATCGTATGCTCGTTTTCGTACTTGGCGTATTCCAGTCCGAACAGTTTGTTCAGCCCCGGAAGCAACTCTTTGAAGAGTTGTGCTCTTGAGATAGCCATAGCTCAACTCCTCTCTTACGGGGTTCTGTTCTTGTGGGTGTTTAGCCGGACAATGACATCGGTGAAGAGATCACCAACGGCAGAGCCGGGGCGGCGTACAAAGTCCACGATCCGCAGGGGCCGAGCGGCACCCGTGGATGGTGCGGTAGCCGCCATCGCGACTATCGACCGGCCAGTCACAAGCTGTGCTGGAGTGTTGGCCGGGTTGGTCAGATCGGCATTCAAGCCGAGGCTTGCCTGCGTGATCGGGCCTGCCGCCTGTATTTCGAACAGGGCGTCAGGATCATCGAGGACATAGGCCCATGCCGTCGTGCCGGTCTTGATCGGCGTCGAGGCAGGCCAGTAGTTGCGGTGGAACAAGCCCATCGCGGTGTCTTCGTATTCACAGCCCATGAACACGCCGATTGGCGTGGCCGTTGTCGTGCCGACGTTCTTCGTGATGAGGCCCGCCGTTAGGTCAACGAGGTCACCATTGAAGATCGCCGTGGCATAGGTGCCAGAGCCGACAACGATAGGCATCAGACGCATCCCGTGGGTTGCGTACTGACCGCCCTGCATGTTCGTAAGACGAAGACCATAGGGAGCGGCAACCGCTGCCATCTCTTTTCTCCATGGTTATCGATTGGGGGGAAGAAGCGAGCGTTACTCGCCAGTGCCAAAGGTGGTGCGCGTCTTGCGCTCTGGTCGTGAGAGCGGCATACGCGGGTCATTTTCGCGGAGATAACTGTTATCTACCGTGGACATCTGGTCTGTGGCACGCTTCTCGTAATAGTTCCTACGGGCGGTCACATTTTCAATGGCGGTCTTGCAGAGCAACAGACCTCCCACTTCCACGCCATCGGGATAGCGGCTGTCTTGGTCTGAGGTGATTTGCAGTTCCGGATGGTCAGCAGCCTTCACAGGCTCCCATCCTTCCCTGAGACGGGATGAAACGTTCTTGTTGTCAGGCACCCCGAACATGCTGGTCCTGATCCAGCGGAACACATAGCCGGGTTGCGGCAAGGGTTCGGGCAGGATCGATGAAGGTTTCCAAGAAGTTTCCCTCTTTTCAGCTTCGCGGGTTTCGGCGTCTCTAGCTGTGCGTGAAGCTGCGGCCATCTCTCTGATCCTGTTCTGCAACAATCTGTTGTGCGTACTGCTCGACGGTCAGTCCCAGCCGACGAGCTAGACGGGCTTGGCTCTCCGATATCCTGACGGACCGGGGAGCCACACCATTTCCGGTCCTGCTGACACCCGCCACCGGAGGTGGACCGCGCCGCTCCGGACTGGCTCCGTTCCCACTGGTGGGACGGAACCGATCCGGGAAGCGCCGCCGCATCTCACTGTTCAGGCGGGTGTAGTATTCGGGCTGGTCGGGCATGATGCCGTCGCGCTCGACCAACTGCTTGTGGTAGCCAAGCGCGTAGCCGGTCATCGCATCGTCGCGACCGAACCACGTATTCTTCTCTGCCCATTTCTGCGCCGTGGCATCGACCACCGGCTGTTGCGGCTGGGCAGGACGGTTGAAGACGCTTTCGTCTTCCTTCTGTAGCTGGAGCGGTCGCTGTGCAGCGGCCCGCTCCATCTTGGCGACCGCCGTGGCTATTGCCTCCTGCGCGACCACCATGCCCTGCGCGTCCCCCGCGTCATGGGCTTCCTTGTAGGCGACCTTGGCGCTCTCAAGCATCGACTGAAGCCGACCCTTGTGCTCGCCCATCAGGACTTTTTCGCCCTGCTCGACAAAGTTCTTAAGCTGGTTGTTCTCCTGCATGAGCCGTCTGGCGAGATTGACCGCTTCTTGGTTCTCCCGCGCGATCTCGTCGGCCCTGCGTCGCTCCGCATGAATGCGGGCGGTCATCTGCGATATGCGTTTCTGCGCCCCCTTGGCGTAGTTCTTGACCTCATCCTCGTCGGGGATTTCAGGCTGGCCGTCGCGGTCGTCGTCGGCGACCCACTTGCCCTTGTCCTCGTCGGGGGTGTCGTCCCCGATCTCGACGTTCAGGCCCTGCTTGTCTTCCTTGGCCTTCGCCTCGGGCCGGATGACCTCTGTCGGTTCCGGCGGCACCCACTTGTCGTCGTTCTCAGCCTTCTCGGTTTCGAACTCGTCGTCCTCGATGAAGTCGCTGTCGATCATGGACTTCTTGGCCATTACCATGCCCTTTCTATCTTCGCAGGACTGTCAACCACGGCCTCTACCGTGTCGTCATTGATCAGCCTGAATTCCTGATCCTCGATCTTGAGACGGGTGCCGCTGTAGGAACGGAAGATCACCCAGTCGCCAATCCTACACCAAGGCCCTGTGGGGAACTTCTTGGCATCCTGATAGGCGTCGCTGCCCATGGCGACGACATAGCCGAAGATCGACGCGACCTCTTCGAGCTTGCGCAGTTCATCCGGTCGGATGATGCCGCCTGCGGTTTTCTCTTCGATGGTCGGGATTGCAACGAGAAGTTTATACCCCTTCGGGTCGGGGATGTTCGATCCCTCAACGTCCTTGATTTGCGTGGCGTACACGATGTCCTCTTAAAGAAAACCCCCACGGGGCTTGCGCCACGCAGGGGTGAGAAGGAGAAACTTGCATCATGGCTAAACGATGCAAGTCTAAAATACGGCCCCGCTTGCCAAAGCGTCAAGGCAAGCAAGGGTTTATTCGTCGTCCTCGTCTTGAGTGAACGCCTTGCGGGCCAGATCGATGGAGATGCGATAGGCGACCAACTGTCCAACCTGCTCGCGATAGACCGTGTAATCGGGACAGCTACCTGACAGGATCGAGTGCTCGATGCTGGCCATCTCGCGTTCGATGAGACTTATCAACTGGTCGAGCATTTACTTGGGCGCTTTCGGCTTGGCTGCGGCCTTGATCCTAGCCTGACGCTCCTTGCTCTGCCGCTCAAGTTCCTTCTGCTGGGCGTCATGCTCGCGGTCGCGCACCTTCTCGACGTGATCCTGCCCCATCTTCTGGGCTTCCTGAATGTGCTTGTGGATGTTGGTGCCGATGTCCTTGCCTAGCTGGATGCCTTCCTTGCGGGTTTCGCTGTCGAGCTTGGCCCCGAAGGTCACGAGGTCCGCGCCGATCTTGGCTGCGGCACGCTGTTCCTCGCTCTCCAGCCTTGCGTAATCCAGCTTCTCTTCGGAGCCGGTCTTGGCCACGTCGAGCACGCGGTCGATGGCGGCTTCCTTCTCCTTGTGCTCCTGCGCCTTTTCCTTGAGAGCGACTTCGCGCTCGCGCAACTGGAACACCGGATCGGCGGCGATCTGCTCGGCCTGCTTCTGCTTGGCCTGCGCCTCGTGCATCTCGCGCAACCGCACGGAAGCGTCTGCGAGCGCACGCGCCAACATGCCCTCCACTTCCGGCGGCTGCTGTTCCCCCAGAGGGGGAAGCTGGACACCCATCATCTGCTCGATCTCTCCATGGTACTGGTGAGCCAGATGTTCCGCCATATGGGCCTCCATCTGTCCCTGCATCTTGGCAGCGGACGGCGAAGCCTTCAGCATCTCCAGTATCTTCGGGTCCGTGGCCATCGAGAGATGCACTTGGATGTGTGCCGTATGGTCCTGATCGGGAAACACCTTGACCGGCTGGCCGGTCAGCATGGCCATGTTCTCCTGCACCGGGTCCATCCTCGGCGGTTCCTGATCCTGCGGCAGTATCTTCTCGTCGTTCTTGACGCCGATAGCCTGAAGCCCTGCCCGATGAAGCTCCTTCATGTTGTAGAGTTCCGGGTTCATGCTGGCCTGCTGCATGATCGCCTGCATCTGGATGATGCGGTGCGCCTGCGTCGCGGCATTAGGATCGGATACCGGGATGACATCGACGGTGGTGCCGTCGAAATCCATCTGCCGGTTGAACTGGCCGCTCTCGTCCCATGAATATTTGGGGTCCATGTAGTCGTGGATGCACTTGCCGATCAGCCCGAACTCCCGTCGCAGCGATGCATGGAGACGGGCATGAACGGCGGTCATCACCTTCATCGAGCGTTCCAGCAAGGCAAGCGTCGTGCCGACAGGGGCGCTCATGGTCTGCGCGGTGATCTCGGTATCGGCAATGGAGCCGACGCGGCGTCCTTCCTCGACCAGCATTTGCAGCAAGCCTGAGAGAACCGCCGACGGCTCCTTGTACGGCATCGGGAACAGGTTCTGCTGAATGGTCCCGGCAGGCACATCCACGTCACGCCATTCACCGGGAGCGATAGGTGTATCGTCGCCCTTGGTTCTCAGGCCCCTCGTCTTCAGCCCGCCGGGGAGATTGGAGAGGGTTCCTGCGTCAATCAACTGACGCAGTATGGACGTGGCGGCTTTGGCAATCGAGCCGAGAAGATGGATCAGCCCGATGCCGTAGAAGCCAAGACCCGGCATGTATTGGAAGTGGACAAAATACTGCTCGGCCACGCGCTGGTCGTCGGCCTCGTTCCAGTTGCGGTAGATCGACAGCACCTTCTGGCTCTGCTTGTCGATGGTGATGATGTAGGGATCGGCCACCTCGTCCGGATCGGACAGGATGCCGGGAAGATTGTAATAGACATGCACCTCGTAGAGGGTGTGGCGGCTCTCGATCTGTGCCGTCGGCTCGACGCCGATGATCTCGTCTTCCTTCTCCCGGCCCTCGGGCGGGCTGTCATAGGACGGTTTCGGCAGCTTGACGTTCTTGGAGTAGAAGCCAGCCCGTTGCAGCTTCTTCACCTGATTGGCCGACTTCTTCATGACGTGGGTGTAGCGCTCGGAATTCTCCAGATCGGAGCATCCGTAGTCGATGATGAAGTCCTCTGCCGGGACCATGCAGGAGGAAGGCCGCTTCTTGATCGGATCGTAATAGACCTTCTTGAAGGTCGAGCCTGCGAGCGGTAGCCGGAACAGCAATTGCTCCGTCTCGTTCCGGTACTCCTTCATGTTCTCCGTCAACTGGTAGTTCATTTCCTCCTTGACGCGCTTGGACAGGGCGACCTTCTCCGGTATCTCGTCACCGAATATTTTGGTCAGCACCGGCCCGTTGGCAGGGAAGATTTCCATGATGGCGTTGGACTGGAACCGCACCACGCTTTCCGTCAATACAGGGTGGTAGACACCACTCGATCCCTTGAAGGGTTCGTTCCTGTCCTCGCCCTTGAAGCCGAGGTAATCCAGTCCGGAGACATAGGTGTCGGTCCATTCGGCGCGGGACTGGTCGTCGGCATCGACCATCTCGATGATGTCGGCGGCAATGGTCTGGAGGTCGTCGTCCTCAAGGAAGTCGGCAAGGTTGGCGCGATGGTCGGCACCCGGATCGGCCATCGGCTCTTCCGGCGGCATGTCCATTGGCATGTCGTCCGGCATGACCTGTACGTCGAGAGGCGGTCCCCCATTAGGAAGAGGCATCTCGTCTTGCATCGGGGTCATTGCGGGAGCGATGGCCATGGTCTTCCCCTTGGAGCGCTGTCGAGCACAACTCGCGCTAACTTATTGATTATCAATAGTATTCCAATCTTTTCCGGGCAGTGGCCCGGAGATCGCTGTCATCGTCGTTGGCGGTGCCGATCCAGCCTCCCTGCCGGAAGCGGTTCAGGGCCATGGTCACGGTGTCCACATAGTCATCGTGCTCGCCAGCCGGGAAAGCGGCGCATTCCTCGATGACCTCCTGCGCCCACGATTTGATCTTGGTCGCGAACACCATCTTGGAGGCGAAGATATCGGTTACCGCATTGACCCTAGATATCTTATCGTTGGGATTGCCGGTGCCGCCGCGACCAACGACAACCTCCGTAATCGGGATGTTCATCTGTCGCAACTCGTAGATCAGGGGA